CGGTCAGCGCGTCGCGGCGGGCGCGGAGTTCGGCGGCCGTGGCCATGCATCACCTCATGGAGTTCGACCGCACCGTGCGCCGGCGCGGCATCGGTCGTGTCGGGCCGGACGGCGCCTGTGCCGGACCGGCCTCGGGACCGTCCTGCTTCGCCACGCCGAGCTGCGCTTCCAGATCGGCCCAGCGTGCCTCCGGCCAGCGATCCGCGCCCGCGATCCAGGCCGCTGCGCGGGCATAGACCCGGCAATCCAGCGCCTCGTTGCGCTCGCGGAGCTTCTGCCATTCGAGCTTCGTGAAGCCGCGCCTCGTCTTCACCGTGACCAGCTGCTCTGCCGTGAGCTGCTTGAGCCATTCCCCATCCGCCCATGTCGGCAGATGCACCGTTCCGGCCGGGAGGGGTGCACCAGCCGCGATCTCCTCGGCCGTGGGGCGCTCCAGCCGCAGGAAGCGGTAGGTCTCGGCCTTGAAGGTCGAGGTGGCGACGGTCCAGAGCCGGGCGCCGCGGCGCAGGCGTTTGCCCGCGACGGTCGCATCGACATAGGTCGGCCCGGTCACCGGGCTTGCGCGGTTGAACCCCTCGACACCCTTCACCGGCGCCACCTGCGCGAAGCCCACCTGCCGCGCCCAGGCATAGACCGCGCTCGTCTCGAAGCCGGTGTCGATGGCCAGGCGTGCGATGGTCAGGTGCTGGCCGCTGGCGTGCAGCCAGGTTCGGCCGAGCAGCTCCGTTAGCGTCTGCCAACACCCCGGATCCGCGGGGCCGCCTTCGATCACCACGTGATCGACGAGCCAGCTTTCGAGACCACGACCCCAGGCCCAGACATCGACCTCGATCCGGTCCTTCTGCACGTCGGCCCCGGCGGTCAGGAACAGCCCGCCCGCTGGAACGGTGCCCGGCTTCCACGCCTCGCGGCGGTCGTAGAGCCGCTGCCAGTCCGGCGCTTCCCCGGTCTCGACCCAGGTCTCGCCGAGGATGGTGTTGCGAAACGCCTTGATCGCCTCGTCCGACCCTTGGGCTGCTTCCCATGACCGCACGATCCGCTCCCAACTCAGCCAGCCGATCGGCGAATAGAGCGCCGAGAGGTGATAGCCGACCGTGGTCGGATCGGCGGCGGTGGCAGTCGCGCGCCATGCACCGCCCTCCAGCATCGCCGTCTTGTGGTGCTCCGCGATAGGCGTCTCGCAGCCCTCGCAGTGATATTCCGCCGTCTCCGGCCGCCCGTTCTGCCAGCGCAGCCGGTCGAACTTCAGCCACTGCATCGCGCCGCAATGCGGGCACGGCACGAAGAACCGCCGCTGATCGCTGGCCTCGTACTCCCGCTCTATCCGGCTCAGCCCCCGGATGGTGGGGGTCGAGACCAGAAATACCTTGCGCCGGTGAGCGAAGGTCAGCGACCGCGCCTCGGCCAGCGTCACTGGATCGCCTTCCTCGTCGGCCGAAGCCGGATAGGCATCGACCTCGTCAAGGAAGATGTATCGCGCCGGGGTCGAGCGAAGCCCGACTGCCGAGTTTGCCCCGGTCATGATCAGGATGCCGCCCGCGAATTCCTTCGACAGCATGGTGTTGCCCGCGTCGCGCGAGCGCGCCGGTTTGACCCGTTCCCGAAGGTCGGGGCTCTCGTCGATCAGCGGGTCGATCCGCTGGCGCGAGTTTCGCTTCGCAAGTTCCACCGTCGGCTGGACCGCCAGCATCGGACCCGGCGCCTGGTGGATCGCGAACCCGATCCAGTTGTTCCCGGCTTCGGTGTTGTGCGTCGGGATCCAGCCCTTCCCGCAGAGAAAAAGGTGGCTGGGAGAGTCGACCGCGATGCAGCGCACCGGCACGCTCGGCGCGGGCCGGATCGCGACGATCCGCCGCCGGCGGCTCCTCCACGGGCGCCCAGTCCCGATCGAGCGCATGCGGGCCCGCTTGCGCGAAAGCCGGAACATCGGTTCCTCGGCATAGGCCGTCCAGGACACGCGCCAATATTCGGCCGACATCGTCGCGTGGCCGTCGCTTCCGAACACCTTGCGGCGGCTGCCCATCCGATAGATCGCGGGCTTGTATCCCAAGCCGCGGAGCAGCTCGACCATCGCATCCACGAGGCCCCGGTCGGCGTTCGAGAATTCGCAACGCTTGCCGTCCGGCGCAATCGTGCCGTCTGAGTCCATCAGCCCGCGCACGAGTTCCAGCCGCTGCCTCCGGCTCGCCCGCATGTAGGCGAGCGGCACGTGCTTGTTGTCGAGCACGTCCAGCTGCCGCAGCCGCGTCACGAAGCGCGACCGAAAGCAGTCCGAGAGCGACGCGCCGTCCTCGCGCCGCATCCGGAAGGTCGGATCGATCACGACGTTGGCAAGCCTGCCCTTGCGCCATTTCGGCAGCCGGAATGCGGCATCGACGCCGCAGGCGCGCAGATGCTCGACGATCTCGGCGTCCTCCTCGTGCACCGAGATGTGGTTCATGATCGACGAGCCGTCCCCGAGCCAGAGCCCGAGCACGTATGGGTGCAGGATCAGATCCTGATCCGGCATGTCGACCGCATCGCAGCAGTCGATGGCATATCGCCGACGCTTCCCCTTCGCCCCGACGATCACGCGTCCGGCCATCTCCGCCGTCGTGAGCGTGCGCGCGACGGGCCGATCGCTCGTGAAGTCCCACACCGGCCAGCGGTGATCGCCATCCGCCACGATCCGCTCGCCGTCGTCGAATTCGACCTCGAAGCAGGCGCGGTCCTCGAACACCGGCGACAGGCCGGTGACCCGGGCGATGCGTCCGCGTTCGTCGAAGAGCAGGTCGCCCTCGGCGATCTCGCCCATGGTCGTCCAGCCAAAAGGCGTGGGCACCGCGGTGTCGAGCGCGAGCGGCGCGCCGACCTGCGCGGCCTTCATGAACACGATCCGCTGCGTGGGATCGCCGGGCGACAGCCGGTCCATGATCTCGCGCATGTAGGGCGTGCGCGCCGTGCGATAGCGCCCCGGTTCCGCCGAGGCGCGACCCGAGAGCATCCGGTGCCGGTCCGCCCATTGCGACACCGTCAGGTCCGGGTCGGGCCTGAGCCCGTTGCCCCAGGCGCGCAGGATTTCCGCCGCGCCATCGAAGTCCGTCAGGCCATCGTCATCAACGGAAGTCGGGCCGGACCTCGGCAAGCTCGTCGAGGTAGGCACGGACATGTCTCTCCAGGACCTTCTGCATCGCGGCCGGTTCCACGCCCAGTTCGGCCGCCATCAATGCCGACGACCGTGCAGGCCAGTTCACCCACGCGTCCCGCACCTCCCGCGCCAGGCGGAACACCAGCGCCAGCGCGCGCGCCCGCTCGATCAACTCCCCCTTCAGCTTCTGGAGCCGGATGCGCCGCTCCTGCGCCTTCAGCACCTCGTTCGCGGTCTTCGCCTGCAGGAAGGTCGTGCCGCCGCCGACGGCGGGGACTGCCAGGCCCTGTTCGCGCAAGGTGTCGCCGACAGCCGCCACGGCCGCCTCGGGCACGGGCTTCAGCTTCGGCGCGGGCGGCGTGCGGGTCTTCGATGGGTCGGTGGTTTCCGCCCGCCGGGCATCGCTGGCCGCCGCGTTGATGCTGCCATCGGGATAGAGGACCAGCCGCTCGGCCGTCTTCGCCTTCTGGATCGCGCCCCGCGACAGACCGACATGCGCGGCGTACTGGCGCTCGCTCATGCCCTGCATCGACGGCTCCGATTATCATTCAAAGTCAGGTTCTTATCTCGTTGGTAAGCCCCGCGGACAGAGGGAACGTGTCTCCAGAAGGACGATGCAACTCGACCCAAGGAGCCCCGACCATGACCGCCCCTGCCACCACCACCGACCTCATCCGCGCCGCCGCGCAGGCCCTGATCCGCCGCGACACGCTCGCCATCGAGGATCTCGCCCGCGTCAACGAAGGCTGGCTCCAGAGCGACGACGAGGCCGAAGCGCAGCGCCTGCTGCTGCAGGCCATCCTCGAGGCCGCCTGCCTGCTCGAGGGCGAACCCAGCGACCTCAGCGCCGCGATCGAGGACGAGGACCACTGCCTCATCGACGCTGAATGACCCTCGCCACCGCACAACACCGAACGGCCCCCACCATGCGCACCAGCACCGTAGAAAGCGCAGCATGGCGCGGGCCTCGACGACGGAGTTTCCAAATGAACAAGCTTTCCGACACGCAACTCGTGATCCTCGGCGCCGCCGCGCAGCGCGAAGACCGCAACGTCCTGCCGCTCCCCGGATCGCTCCGCGGAGGTGCCGCCGCCAAGGTGGTCGGTGCGCTCCTCTCCCGCGGGCTGATCGCCGAGACGGCCACCGACAGCCAGACCAAAGCAGACGCCGCGCTC